AATACTACACAATGCAGTCAGATGATAATTTATTGCCACAAGCAGTAAAAACTTTTGATATCAATATGCTCGGAGTAGACCATAAGTCTTCTGCTTTTAGATATGGACAAGTTGGTTTGAGAAAAGAAGCAGAGAAGATGTATGTCGGCAAGATTATGGTAATTGGCAATCCATTTATAAAGGGTGGAGATTTTGCATATCTAAACGACACACAAAGAGAGTTAAAAGGTATAATCAAAATCAAGGAATGCGTTCACACATATAGTACAGAACATGGATACATCACTGAGATTACTCCAGCACTATATGTAGAAGAAGCTATGATGACGTATAGCTACTTAATGGCTAAAATGGGACTTGCATTCTCTATGATTACCGAAAAACTAAGAGAGAAAATATTTAGCTCATACATGACCGCAAACGATTATACATCACATGTTGTTAAGATGGTTGAAGGCATGCTTGTTGACCCGCAAACCTTTAATGACCTTAAAGGTATATTTGCAAAAGACGAAAATAAATTAGGACCAATCACTAAGCAGGCTGTATTTTTAAGAGAATTTGCACTTCTAAATATAGCTGGATTTGGATTATCTGCTGTGATTGCAGCATTTATTAGAGCCGAAGGATTAGAGTTTGGCACAGAGACTGGTCCTAAAGCTGCAATTAGGCGAGGTACAATTAACGCATCTAAGTTAGCAAATAATATTGGAAGAGTCATTAGCGCTACTTCATCCAATGCATTTGAAGCTGTCAAGCGTAGAGTTGCTCAAGGTGCAGCTGTGAGAGGTATTGGAATGATGGCTGCTAGAATGGCTGTTACTGGACTAAGTATGGCAACTGGCATAGTGGGAGCTATTGTTGCATCTCCTTTATTTATTCCAGGAATGATTATAGGCATAGCCGTTGTTTATACAATGGCGAAAATAAGAGAAATAGAAGCCACAAGACAGCCACTAAGATTGTTTCCACTATTGCACAACGGTGCACCATACATTGCTGGACTAGCTGGATGGAATGACAATAGCTACTACGAAAGCCTTAAACTAGAGGCTCGTAAAACATATGCGGCAACTGGTAAATTGATTAATTATGGTAAAGATATATATCAAGCAAGAGGCGATGACTTCACAATCCTTAGCAGTAAATTAATACAAACAAGAGTAGATAGAATAGCTGAAAAATATGGAGCGTCAAGATGAGCAGTGTTCGCATGAACAATAAGCATCACAAAAAACACAAGTCTGTAAAAACTCAGTGGGAGATCAATAGAGGTCTCCCAACATATGAAAGTGGAATTGTTACTGCAATCTCCCAGCAAGGTAATGCTATATATGCAATAGTTAGAAAGAAAGGTAGACAAATTAATGATGTGGACAATAATAAAGTGTATGTGGATACTGGATTGTTTGGTAATATATACAATGTGCCAGAAAATGATTTGTCTATGGCAGAGTGCTTAATACCAACATCACTTGATGGAAGTAGAGCTACGATGAACTATACATACCTTATAGGAAGTACAGTTAAGGTACAAGTTGAGTCTGGATATCCAAGGATGGTACATTTTGAAAACAATGACTCTTACGAGGCTCGCACAGTCAATAGAGAGGACATATACAGGGCAAGAGCAAGTAATGATGACTTGTCACTAATTGATACAGAGTCAATGAACTTCTTTAAGTCAATTGGTGTAGATGCAAGGTCTGCTCGTGCAGTAGCCAAGGAAACAGTAAAGGAAGGGCAAATATGTTATGGTAATTATGCAGTTCCAGATATGACTTCGCAGGAAGATAAAAAATATAGAATCATGTCCATCATAGAGCCAACATTGGTTGTTGGATTAGCAAAAACAGAATTAAAAGAAAAATCTTGCCATAGATTTCCAAGGGTACTAGGTGGAATATGATTATTAGAAACTCAATAGCATCAGATGCATTCATTGGTGTTGAAGACGATAGTATTGGAATATCATCTGGAGCAATGTCAATATCAACAGACAAAACAGGTGGAAATTTTATTAATGGCCCTGTATCATTAACAACAGGAATTAGCAATATAAGATTTGGTGGAGTATTCAAGTTTAATCCACTAGCGGCATCATGTGTCCCGTCCACAATTGTTACCCCTATATCGACATTCATCATAGATGTGCCATCAAAAAATATCGCAAGCCTATCTAAGTGCGCAGCAATAGTAATATCAACACTAGGAAAATTCTAAATGAAATGGGATGAAATATTTTTAGATTTGCAGTTCGATCAATTTGGAGATTTTGAACTAAGTAAGGGCGATATTGTTTCAAGCAATAGTCAAATTCAAATACTTAAACAAAACACAATAGACAGAATCATAACAGCAAACGATGACTATGAATTACAAAGACAATTCGGTGCAAATATTCCTGGCCTAATGGGATTACAAAGCGCTAAGGAAGTTGAATCTAGGGCAAGAAGCGGCATAATATATGCGCTAACAAGTGACGGATTTTTGAATCAGTCAAATATTAATATATTCGCAAAGAAAACAAATGCGAAACTTTTGCTAAAAGTTGAAATATCGGTCTCACACGTACAGCCAGAACCAATAGCATTATCGTTTATATTCGCAAACAATAGGACCTTTACATATGCAGTTTAAAGTAGCATCATCAAATGTTATATCTGACAACTTGTTAATATCAATTGCCAACAACACTGGTGTCAACAACTTCTCTCAATCTTCAAAAGTTAAAAACATATCGGACGCATTCTCAGAAGAAGCAAAAAATGTTGCTCAGTCTGCTGACAACATTATTACACGAACATACACAGCAACAGCAACAGACGATGCCCTAGACAGCAATGGATATAATCATGGAGTTTACAGAAAAAACAATAACTCAATCATTATACAAGCATCTGACCAACTAATTAAAGTTGAGTCAATATCTGGAACATTTAATCCAATGATATTTGACATGGTACTTCTGTCAAAAGACACTAGGGTTGGTCTTGGCAACAACGTTACAATTACACTTCTAGAAGACCTAATCATTACATCGCTTGATATAGTCAAGTACTTATCTGTTCGAGTAGAGGCAACTGGCAACAATAGCGCACTGGTGCTAACGTCAGGTGATAACTTTAGACTAAACATAGCTAAAAATCCAAATGCATCAGATTTAATCCTTGTAGTAAATGGAAACATTACGTCATATAGTGCAAAGGAAGTTGACTTAGATTATAGAGAAAGAATTGTAGCCGCTAAGACATCTCCAGCAGCGTCAGTAGAAAAAGCTGTTACTGGAGCACTGTTATCAATAGACGGTGTACTGAGCATTGGATACACAAGAGAATTATTTGGTGCAGCAAACATAGGGTTGCTAACTAGAGAGATGTTTTTACTAGGAGTAGAAACTGATGCCCAATTCATACTAGATGTTGCCAATACAAAGATATACCAAAATGCTCCAGCTGGTTCAATTTATAATGTATTCATACCAGAGCCAATTCATTTAAAGCTTGATGTTAAGTTAGTGGCAGCAAACTATGACATCAATTTTGTAAAGAGCACAATCGTAAAAGTTTTTCAAGACAAGTACAGATACAGTGACAGCAATACAGTATTTTTATCTTCTCTTAATAGAGAGATTAATAGATTTATACCGTCTCAGGATATTAATGTATATGGTGCACAATTATATTTGCCAACAATAGAAGCAACAATAGGTGAGTTCACAGAGGAAGTTAATATACCGCTGTATGGATTTGCATACCTTATTAATGAAAATATCAACATAGAGATAGTGGGCAATGTCTAGTACCTTAATGTACACTGGGGTAACTCCCAATTACGTTAGACAAGTTTCAAATATGGACTATGCAAGACTAATGTCTTATATGCCAAAATGGTCTGCTGCAAACTTTGTCGAAACATCTAATTTTTCAAAAGTGTTTAGTCCAATTGGCAGACTGTTAACTGGCGCATACTTCAATGTTGAAACATGCATTGCCAATAATGTTGTCAACTATATGCCAACAGAGATTGCAACAAAGGTATATAGTGCAGTTAATATTGGATATACAAGCCCATACACAACTATAGCTCATGGAGACATATATGGCATAGGTGAAGCAATCACAACTGAGCTTGCTGACGCGCCAATATCTGGTTTAATTTTTGACGATGGGTTTTTCTTTGAAGATAAATATAGTCAAGCATTTGCAGCAACAGAAGATGTTGCAAAAGTATTTATTAACAGCAATATATTGTACATAACAATAAGCGATGCATACGACACCATAGAGTATCCAGCAAAAATTATCATTTCAGGGATTACTGAATTTGGCACATACATAGATGAACTAATATATGTGTCTGGCCCATACACCTATGCAACCAAAGCATCATTCAAAATGCTTAGCAGAATTGAGTCTGACTATAATGTGGTAGTTGCAAACTTTATAGACCTAAGCTCTACACATGCATATACGATATCTGGTGTGAATAAAAAAATATTTACAAACACTGGAGAGATTTTTGAACCAATAATTGACTATGATAACAATAAATTATTTATAAATGTTTTTGATGGCAACTCAATTGTTGATGAATATGTCTTCAATACTATGCAAATGGATTATTTATTTGTGTCTGGTTCACAGGATGTAATTGGATACAAAGAGTCAAAACTCTATTGTGGAAAACTTCACATTCCAATAGAAGAGCAACTAAACGTCAATTCAAGTTACAACAATAATGACTTTGTATATTCTAATAAGCAGTCATCTTATATAGGTGATGAAGTTAAATTTACAATACATCTTGAAAACATCAGAGAGGTATTTCAGGACGCATACATTCAGGTCATCATTGAGAATGATGGAAATAAAACATTTTTAAACCAAGCAATCAGCGGAACATTAAATGATAATACGTGGGTTAATCAAGTGGCACTTGGCGATTCAATTGTTTTCTCAATACCAATATCAAATAACAGTCCAATTACAGTTAAGCTATATATTAATGGATTCGATCAATATTTGGCGGCTGGATGTATTGTTAACCAAATACACTACAGAGAATTTGCAACACCTGGAATATTTGAGGGAATCAATCAATTAATTATTAGAAATAATAAATTATGCATCATGATGTCACAGAACACTGACACATGTAGTGCGTTTAATGGCATTCCAGTTTATCATGAAGTTGATATCATCAGAGACGGATATACACTTGATGCCAATAATATTTATACACAATTCGACTTTGGACTAGTATGAACACAATAGACCTAAATGACAGAAAACCATTATTTGTATTACCTACACTGCAGTCAATTAATAAGAACGCGCTAACCACTCCATGCATCAAAATAGCTATACCCGCATTGACAACAGTGTCAATATCAGACAAACTTATTGTAGATGGTCCTGGAGGTAATATAGATGCCAGTATTATTAATGTTCCAGTAGGTATAGTATGTGATATGCTTACAGTAGCTGGAATACAGGTAGAAATATACAAAGACGATATGCGACATAGAAATGCAGCGCTATTGGAAAATTTCAGTTCAATTGCAAAGTTCCATATTTCAAATACAGAATCTCCAATAAACCTTAACAAGTTCTTTTACGAAACATACATAAACAATCTGCTACCAGCCTCACAACCGTCAATATCAATATTGTCCGCAACAAATAAGAATGTACCGACATACTATAAGCTTATCAATGGTAAATTATATATTACCGAAAATAGCATTGTGAATTTTAGTACATCAATACAAGAGGCAGTAATTAATATTCAAACATACAAGGCGTACAATGCGGCAGATTTAATTGCCAACGATACACATAGTTTGTCAAAGAATATAATTATTAATAAAATTAACGAATTGAATAAAGCGCAATGACAACAAAAATACAATACAATCAAACCGTTATTAGCAGAAGTTATGATAATGCGCCAGAAGGCATTGTTATTAATAAGCCTAAAAGCACTAAGCAAGGATATAGCATTCTGCATGACAATATAGCAAATCCATTGTTAACAGAGTATGGCTTTATAGGCGATGCAGATTACGATACCGACAACAACAATATGGCACTGTCTTTTAATAGAGCTATATTTAACGATGGACTTGTTGCAAATATTAGTGGAGGTCTATATCAGGCCATTAAGACAAGCGCAACTCCACCACCTGGATGGGGTCTCAATAGATTTGGAGCTGGTGACTTTTTAAGCTCCGAGATAGACTCAGACAACATAAGAGTATTAATGTTTGGCAGAAAGGGAAAACAAATATTTGTATATAAGGAATATATGCCATTTAAATACGGTGAAGATAATCTAGACTTCTATGACACTAACAGTGACACATTATATATATCAGATCAAAACCCCAAAGCGTATGGTGGAGATATATGGACAACATTGGACTATGATGCAATTTACTCTTCACTTCTACCAACCATAGCTTGGGCACCTCTAAACAACTTTCAGTACGTCAAAAAAGAAAATAACAATACGACAGTATCTCTCTACTCCAAGTACTTTCCAATATACGAGAATGGTGCAATTGCAGCCAAGATAGGCGTTGGATATGTTCGCATACCAAATACATCAGTTACCGTAGATGCTCTTACTGGAATAATTATAGTTGATGTAAGTACAAGTGGACATAGCATAGAGAATATAGATGGCTTTTACATCATATACGGAGCAGTGCCATGTATTATCTCTGACTTTAATGTGTTGTCTAAGAATATGCTAGATGTTAAGAAGTTGCAGTATGCAACGTATCTTACGGTTGATAATGCAATTTATACAAATGCCGTAGTTAACTCAAATAAAAACATCGTCATGAAGAGAGATGTAGTTGCCACATTGGCTTCACTTGATATAGAAACGAATAATAAAAACATATACCTAGAAGCAGAAAAAGATATAAGCTTCTCAGGTCAATATGGTCAAACTGCTTATTTGCAATCTGAATCATCTTCTAGTGTTGGAATTAAACACAATGAAGACACGCATCCACTAAGACAAGTAATAAGCGCACATAGCGCCTCTGGTTTAATAACGGTACAACTGGAATTGCACTGGAAAGAAGAACTAACAGATGCAGACTGGTTGGCCGTAATGGGTGCAGATACGTCTGGCGTTGCGTTATTTGGAAAGTTCAATGACACATATAAGCTGATGTCATCGGACCAATACAAGAGCGTCGCAGTGCCATCACTAGCAATAACACATAATGTGTCCATCGTTCCACAAGATGATGGATATACGCTAATTTTAAACGCATGGTATGACCCATCGTCATTAGTAATTGAATCTAATTCAATTCCACTTGTACTAAATACAGACTATGAGTTAGTATATCCAGACACAATTGTATTCAGTCATGATTCGCCATATAAAGACGAACAAATAGACATACAGTATGATGTAGCAGTTGAGCCATATATTTATTCATCAAACATCGACACCATGGCAAAAACAGTTGCATATAATCAATACAAAGACATATGGACAATATACGGAAGTGAGCTAAGTGAACTATATTATATTGCGGCATATACTGGAAATGTTTATGTTGGTAAAATAACAGCAGACGGCTCTAAGACATCGGTCCCATCACAGACAACTACTGTCAAAGTCAATACAACTTCAAATTACATAAAGCAATTATTAACTGGCCGTAAAGGTCAATACTAGGAGAACACCATATGTCAGATCTTGGCAACCTATTTAATCCACCATATATAGAAGACGTAGAAGGATTCGTTACAGCCTCAACAATAACAGGCTTAGTGAATGAAATAGACACAACCGTAGACTTACTAGAGAGTGCAATTGGTAATATATACGGACTATCTAGTGTCACAGACAATGAAGAAAAGTTTACCAATAATATTGCATCATCACTTGGTGGCATGGCAAATGAATACGTTGTGCCATCTGGAGTTGAGTTTGCTGACTATAGTCAATCATTTACATTAAATGACAATAAGACATTTGTGCTCGACCTAATTCCAAGCTCATCAGTTTTGATTGATGACGGAATTCATCCAACATCATTTTGGACAGAACAACTCAGCACAAAAGATTTAGCTGTAAGTACAGATTATTGTATTATTGGAACACTGATTACATTTTATGCACCAGCAAGTAATTTTACAATTACATATACTGGAACATATCCACAATTTGGCGAAGATGGCTATTTGCCAAATATAATCCCAAATAGACGTCTTAGAAATATATACGCAATTGCACAACCAACAGTCACCAATGTATCTGGCATACGCTATAATATAATTATTGATACTTCTGATGGTAATGGCTACATTGGACTAGCCGATACAATTGATTATGAACTTGCGCCACATTTAGCTATGTATGTTGACCCTCTTGGTGTAACAGAGTGTCCATCGCAATATATCTCTGTATGGAGTAAATCTGGAACAAAGTTCAATAAAATAGACACAACTGCTATATTTATTAAATCAGAAACAGAATATGAATTTATAACAAATGAAACAGTGTCTCTTTTAGACGAGCATGCAATCATATTGTCGAATAGAGGCATTGCGGATGACCTATATGCCACAATAAATTTATTGTTAAATCACTCTCACAATTCAGAAGATGGCACAAACACCATTGCACATGCATCGTTAAATGACTTAATTCCAGTATCAGATAATGCAGATATTAAATATGCTGGTTCAGTGCTTAGTCAAAATCACCATCCACAGTACCTTCACAGGGAAGGATACCAAAATGATCCTGGCACATACAACAATGCAATGCTTGGGGACTTATTACTTTCGTCAATTAATCCCAGTAGTTTATTTAACAATATCCTAAGCGATTCCAATAAAATATTCTTTGGAAGCACATCAACAGGCCACTCGATTGGACGCAGAACAAGTTCAGATGATCTTCATGTCGCATCATCTGCAAATGGATTATCAATATCATATAACAATACAGATATTAATAATTACGGTTTGGCGATAGTTGGACACAAGTTTATAGATTTTAATTCAGACCTAATAATTAACTCCACTTCTGGCCTAACAATATTTGAAAATGAATTAGAAGAACTTCAAAATATAGCCGTAGACGAAGTGCTATCAAATACAATTAATGCTGCACAAGAAGTAATCATTGCAACTGATGGTCAGCTATCAATTGGCAACATTACAATTGAGCACAACACAAATGACATCATAGTTTCTGGAACAAATAATGCAACAGATAAGATGATTATTGATATTGTCTGTGACATTGAAAATGCCAACATAGTTAACTTAAACATTGATACCATAAATCTTGAGGGCGCAGATAAGATTAAGTTCTTACCAAATGTTGGGGCTGACGAAACATATTTCGCACCATTAGCAGCTGGTGGAGCAAAATTCAGTTCAGCCAAACCATTGGCATTGACTGGTGTAGGGAAGAACACTGGCCTGTCACTTAGCAATGCTATAGCAGATGAAGTATACGGAAATATATATGTATCATCTGAAAATGGATTAATACCAACTGGAAGTGACCATAACACATTTATTGAAACTGGAACTCAAAGCGCGTACTTCTTACAGGACACAACTGAAGATAAGACAATTGATGGAATTTTATATTCTTGGGATAACTCTGGAACAACTGGAGTCAATGTAACGAATTTAAAAAATTGGCCAAAGTCAGATGTTTATGCAAACACATTTAATGGATCAAAATTTAAATTAGATCAATATAATGCAATTTCTGCAACTGGAAGTCTTCAGGGTATCAATAGCAACAAAACAATAATACATGCAGACAATGGAGTATTATTTACAAGAGACCAGTCTGGAATCTATCTTGATGCCGTTGGCAACAAGTCGTCAATTGAAGCAGAGTCAATTTTGCTAAATTCTGCAGAAATAGTTAGTATAGAAACAGAATCATTATCTGCAAAAGACATAACTGTGCCGCTAGATGGCACAATGTCTGTTGCTGGCGCAACAACATTTAACGGAACAGTTGCATTTAACAATGATATTGAATTTAACGATGATGTAACAATAAGCGCAAATCTTAAAGTATTGAACACAATTACTGGCGCAGATGTAAATGGCAATCTGACTATTGCTGCTGGAGGTATTTTAACAGTCATTAAAGAGTCTCAATTTTTTGGCAATACAACATTCGCAAGTCAATCAACATTTAACTCTCCAATATTTTCAAATTCTCTAATCACTGCAAATGCTGGAATATCTGCCAATAATATAGATGTAACTAACACACTAGCTGCAGCAACCGCAAATATAGGTGATTTGAACATCGTTGCAGTTAGTACACAGTCTATTATATGTCAGAATATTGATGCATTAAGCGCAACAACTCCGTCTACATTTAAGAGTATAGATATCAATACAGATTTATCAGTTGGTAGAGATGTTTCCATTAGTGGCAACATTACGCTTGCAAGTGGAAAACAAATTAATGCGTCAGGTGCAAGTATTACTGGGCTTGTAATGCCATTAATCTCTAGTCCAACTGACGCAACAACAAAACAATATGTGGATGATGCATTGGCCAACATAGGTACAGCAAATCTTTTAAAGATTATGTATCCAATCACAAGTATCTATATATCCTCTCATAATCCAAATAGTCCTGGGGCAATAGACGGCACTGGGCCATTTGGCATGCTTTCATTTGGAACATGGGAAGCTTACGGTGAAGGACGAGTTATGATTGGTAGTGGAATATCATCTTCAGATGATAATGCCATTAGCAGAACATTCATTGCACCAGCTACTGGTGGCGCATATGGTCATAGCCTTACAGAGCCAGAATTGGCGCCACATACACATCAGTACACATTTAGTAATGACAGAAATGACGACGGCGACAATAATTCTAGAAACTGTATTGGATCTGTAATATTAACGAATGGTTTCACCACAACATCTGCTGGTAATGGCGACCTACATAATAATGTGCAACCATATGTCACAGTATACATTTGGAGACGAGTAGCATAATGACAATAGTCACATACAATGTAAAAGTTGGACAATCTATTGAGCCATTTGAAATAAAAGAATCTACAAGCACAGACCAAGCATTTGGTCTGCTGCTTGAGCATGATAAATTTTCTATTACAAAAGACTTTCATAATTTGCCAAATGTAGAAATAATATCATCAGATATATATCCAAATGGTGGAGGAGCTACTGTTATAGCTAATTCCGAACATCTATTAACAACAGATATATGGATTGATGGAACTCCGTATTGGTACAAAGTCATAAGAAATAATTCTACAAGTCCCCAAATATTTGTTGATGGAATTTTACACGGTGCATATGACGATAATTTTATTTATTGCCATAGCAATGCAAGGTTACTTCAGTATAAGACAGATGAAACAATTGATGAAGAATTTGAACAAATTCCAATAGAAATATTTCCAATCAACTCAAGTGCAAATCAACCAGCAGTATTATTAGATGGAAAATACAAGGCTGTAGGAAAGCAAAAAGACAACATCAAAATTGCATACAACAGACCGCAGTCAGACGAAGATATAGCTTTTCTATATGAAGTTACAGAGTGTGCAAACTTTGAACTAGATAATAATGTTATTAGTATTAAAAAATGTTCATTCACAATTAATGACGTAAAATATTTAATAATGAATACAGACAATTACAGATTGGACGTTTCTGAGTTCTTGGACAGGGGTTTTACATTAAATGTTTTTATCCTGAATGGTCATCTTGAATACATAGCCAAAACAGCAGATAGAGTTTTTTCATCAAATCCACTACTAGCTGCAAATCCCACATTATCAATTGTGTCGAATGAAACAGTATATTCTGTTGCAGCAGGTCCTTTGAACAAAATCAATCAAACGTTGAATAGCACTATTGATGAAATAGAGCGATTACTTATCATAGAAGCAAAAAGTAATGATGGACTACACTTGGGTACATTTACAAAAAGTATTAATGACAGCAGTATTAATCTTGTAACATACTTAAAACAAGCTAATCTAAAAGAAGAATGCTACGAATATGCAACACAGGATTTATATGGTAGCGCCATCGTTGTGTATGGAGACATTACACATGGCCACAAAGATGTGTACTTTCCAGACAGTTCTGATATTGTATATATGGATAAGAATATACTAGTGCACAATGATATTGTTGGAGACGACCAACTACAGATTGATATCGGCCTATTAGAAGATGTTGCAAATTTAACAATATCTGAAACAATTGATAAGTCACTTTTAATAAATAATAATCCATACGAAATAAACTGCTCTGTGTATCCTACAGTTTTTGAAGACCAAGTAATACTTAGTATTGATGGTACGAACATAGACTTGTCGCTTAGCAGTATAGTGATATCAGATAGAGTAGCCATAATAGAATCTTTGACAATATCTAAAGATAGTCAAATTTACACATATATAAATACATCGCCACAACAGGCATAGGAAACATAATGACAATTAATGATTATATAGCCAACAGAGATGGCCTGTATGTTCTTGGTGTATCTAAGCTGGATCAAATAAACAGATGGGTGTCAGAAGACCAAATTCAAGCATGCATAACAAATATTAATTCAGTGACACAAGAGATTGGCGACAAAAGCGTAGAATTAAGCCAGTATGCAGATACGGTCATAGAAGCATCAAATACAATTATAAATGGCGCATTAAACAAACTTGCATTTATCAAGTCAACCATTCATATGCTTAGTGTGATTAATCTAACAAGTCGTCAAAACATATCTGTTGTTGATTTAACAAAGGGTTCAAAAACAAGAGTTGTGTACTCAAATACAGATAATGGAATTATTTTGGAGAGCATAAGTGCCAACTAAAACCTTTACAGCGCAGTGTGCAAATAAACATAACTCAATCAAGGTGTCATCAGAACTAGAAGACATAATTATAGTTTCAATTACAATTCCAGATAAAGATGGAAATGAATATTATGTTTCATCTAGCAGTGTTGAACTTGACAGTAAGATTCAATATCGTTATAAAACGTCAGCTTCACCAGTAGTATATGTGACAATCTCTCATCCTCTTATTAACTCCTTGTCGCTTGGCACAGATATAGATATTGACATATTGATGACAGACTTTGTAAGTAGCGGGAAATTTGTATCAGAGAAAAATACAATTGCATTTGGCAATAAGCTTAACGTACACTCAGTTATAACAAATGAATCAGACTGCGGAATACTATGTATATTGCATGGCAACTGTATACAGGCAAATGGAGTCTCTCAGAAGTTCAAAGCAATCATCCCACTTAATGAAAACAGACTAATTGTACAAAAAGCATCAGAAAAACTATTATATACACCAGCAAACTTAACGATGTATTACGATGGATTACAAGTTGAGTCACATAGCTATGTAATAGAAAACAATCTTATAAGTGCTTCATTTAATCTCGATGACAAATATGTTATATATCAAAGAGATAATTCCGTAGACGAAGGCCTTATTGACAACGTACATGTTGATGAAAACTATACGATTAATATATACAAAGAATTTAGCCACATAGAGTATGTCGTAGAATTAATTATTACATCTGTCAACATAAGTAAAGTAGAGTCAACACCAATAATACAAAGCATTGCAGTAGTAAGTACAAATGACTATTAACCAACATATATTTAATAAGAATGGCCTATCGTATACAAATGACAATCCTAAGCTATTGTCATTGTTTATCAGAGAGTCTGCCAACATAAACAACTGCATTACAGAACATAATGTAGCAAATGATAATATCTTGTTACTATTAAATACAATTGCCACATCTTCGTCAGAGTTATCTGACTTAATTTCTAATACATACAACATGCTTATGGATAGCGTTGTGCTTAGCAATTCTGGCCAAAGTATATTTAGCTTATTTGACCCTGTTGAAGCTATCCTAAGTGGTATAACAATAGATAGATTAACCAATACTATATATCTTAATAAGCAGATTAAATATAAGGCGCAAATAACAGATGTGCAATACAGCACCAATGGAGATATTGGTAATTCAGTCATCAAGCAATATGTGACACGCGCAAATATTAAGTCCATTACGTCTAGCAATGCAGTTGAGTTTGAGAAATTCGACACATCAATGCAACTATCTTTAAATATTAAATTCTCAGAAGTCACACCAATTAATGGACTAAAAATCAAGCTTTCAAATATCTCATCAGTACTTCCACTAATAACAAAAATACTATACATAACAAGAGATAATGATTTAGTTGAACTTAATTATGTTGGTGACGTTACATCGAAGATAGCTTCTTCTGAGTCAGAGTATGGAAACATATTTATACAAGCAGAACAAATAAGTGCGGCTGGAATAATTATTCAGATAGAGCAAAATTACCCAGACATAGTGAATGGCAAAGACAGATATACAATAGGATTGTCAAACCTAGAAATAGGATACTACGAATCTGTAGACAGTGGATATGCAATCTTTGGCCCATACAATTCATCAAGTCCAATTCTAAAGATTGCTTATAGTTCGGATATAGTCGATACATCTGGTGGTAGCAACGCTTCTTTAAGTTTTAGTAGCAACAACAAAAGTTGGATTGCGCTAAATAACGTATCAAAAATAACAGAGAATAAAATACTTAACATTAACAATATCTCAAATGACGCGGTATTCTTTGATAAGCCAGTAAAACAATTTTGGCTCAAACTAGAAGTCAACGCATACGATGCGTCAAGTAATGTTGGCAAATACAGAAGACCAATCATAGACAATAGTCAGTACGGTCAAAACATATTACTAAATGAAAACAATACATTTACTTCAGTATACGAAGATGACGGTTTTTACTATGGCTCTACAAGCACTAACAACATAATTCCTAATACAGCATTATTTGAATTTGCCAAAAGCGACAAAGGATACTATGATCTATCAGAAGAGGCTGAAGAGTATACATCTTTTAGTAGATATGCGTTTCCAATAGTAGAGCAGTCAAACAAGGCAAGCATATATAGTAGAGAAAGTATCCTAATAGAAACAGCAAAGCTATTAAAGATGACAACACCTACTACAATAGTAGTGTATTTAAACGGTGTAAATGTATTTGACTTAACACGCAAGTATGTAATCAAAGTAAAGGACGATATGAGCCATGGACTTTATGAACTGCACTTAGATGACGAAATAAAATACATTGACGTATCTTTGGGCTTCGTGATGTCAACAATGGCAACGTTATTTAAAACAACAAACACAAGTGCAACATTAATAGCACCAGATGGACAGACATACATCATAGAAGCAATTACAATAGCTGATACAAAATACATATCACTAATAGGATCTCTGTTCGCATATCAAGATGAAAAGCACAATATATATCCACATATCCCAAAACCAGATTCATTTTATATAGAGCGCGGTGGCATAGTCACAAAAAACACATTTGATAGAGTACTAATAGCTAGTATGACAATCAGTCAGTCAAGAACAGATGTTGGTAGTTATGCAAATAGACATACTTTAATCACAGACGACATTAAAAAAAGCATTGGCGAAACCAGAATGGGCAAATACACATTCAAAAAGATGGCCAAACTGAAGCATTGCAACATAGTAGAGGGAACAGTTAGATTTGATTTTTCAGAAGCTTTCATTAATAGTATGATTAAGGAAGTTAAATTTATAGATGGAGAACAAGAATTTGTATCAAGTGTAAAGAAGACTCAATTCAATAATCAAAATCTAAACAAGATAACATTGGAAGGGAAATTTATAGATGATGGACATCTATCATTTTATGGCGGCAGCAACCTATTTAAAAACAGAGTATACGCTGATGAAGATTTGGTAGAGATTGGAGATTGGTTGATAGTGTTGGAATTTGGCTCATATGTTATAAAACTACCAGAAGGCGTCAAAACATCTGCAAGTGTTGATATAGCAATTGAATACAATGTAGACAACAATTCAATCAACAAAGATGGAATATATTCAATAGATTACATTAACGGTGCAATATATACGTCATCGCCAATAGATGGACATATCACTGTAAAATACAATTACTTTAATATGTGCATAGAAGGCGAAGCTGCAACAGAGTTCACAGCAGACCAATATGTGGCAAGAGACGGAGTATTGACAATCAATAAGCCAGTATCAAAAACATTACTAATTGTATACAAAGAGGGTAAAGATGAAGTCGCAAAATTTAGTGATTCTCCAATTCTAACCAATATAAGCATCAACACTATAGCGGAGTCATACATAAAATGAGTACACAGGCGGAGTTGTCAAAAGCAGCATTGATGCTGATAAACAAAGAGTCAATTACCAAAGTAAGTCTTATTGCAAAAGAGCCAACCAACAACCAAAGTATTGTTATAGCAAATAGCAAATTTAATAAAGAGAATTTTAAACAGCTGCTAAGCAATACAAGTTGGCCATTAGCAAATGCAAAAGACCTATACAAGACATATGGTGACCGCATAAGCCAACAAGAGAGAGTTCACTTGATGCAGGTAGATAAGATGCAGAGAAGCATTTTGACAGAAATTATACCAGCAATAAAATCAATTAATTCACTGTCTGGAAGAAGCTTGGGATATACATATGCGCACATTATAGATGAAAAAGAAATAGAATATGATACAGAAGATAATGTGGACATAGTAGATGTACTAACAGATGCCACCTATAGGGTATATGCATTAGCGAATGGACATATATTTAATGGAACAATTGATTCTGACAATGTTATTGAGTTCAAGAATACATTTAAAGCAAAAGAGCTAATTCTAGAAATAGACAAACAAAATACAAAACCATTTAATCAGATTAATATAAAGACAGAAAGAATAGAGAAGATAATAATTGGAACATCAACAGATGGTATTGAGTTTAGATATAGCACATATAAGCAAAAGGCAATATATTCTAGTTCAATATCGTTGGAGAAAACAACAGACAGATTCATAAGAATAATCTTTATACAAAAAGATATAATTCCTATGGAAGCAGGAAAGTTTGTGCATAGAATAAAATTGAATGAAATATCAATTGGAATGAAAGCACAAAAAGAATTACTTAGCTTTAGCACACCAGAGTACATAATAAACAAGACATGCTCATATGTAGGATTGCAAGACAAAGTAATGGGGAAGGGGTCAATTGAGTACACGGCATCAATTAATGGAAGAGAGTTTACAGATATAAAAAATGTAAACATAGCAATTAATGAGTTCTTTGAAAACAAATTAATAGCATTAGACAACACAACAATACTAGAGCCAGAACTAATAGCAACAAACGAAGTAATGATTTTTGATGCAACTAGAATGTGGACGGAAGATAGTGTTGGAATGTATGGGTGGTTTAAATTTAACGAAAACGTCACAATAGAAACAGAAACAAATAAGATAATTGTTGATGGAATAATACAAAGTGGAACAATTGTAATTGTTAAGGGTGTTCATAAAATACATATCATTAATGATAATTTTATAAACTATTTTAACGAAAAACAAATAAGTAAAATTATATATAATGACGACGTAATGACTGGAACAGACTTCCTAGGAGGAACGCATAGCGTTACAGACGCAATGTATCCATACAATACAAAGTACTTGGTAGAATTAAATGGAATCAAACTTGGGAAACTTATAGAAGATACAGTACTTCAGAGAGTAGAAGAAGGATACAAAATTGATGTCAATGACACAAAGGTATACAATTTAGCCTTTAGAAGTACAATAGGTACATTAAATACAATTAAGATTAAAGGTACTATTAACAATGTTGGGCAAATAGAGCCAACTACTATTAAGAATATATTTGTGAATATAATATGAAGACACTAGCGCAAGAAAAGAATACAACAGCAGATGGATTAATAACACTATTTGCAACAAATAATGACTATATAGCGGGCTCTGTTTCGGTACTATGGCTAGATGAAGGAATTGTAAGATGTCCAGATTTCAATGAACTTGGAGCAAACTTCATTGAGATTGTAAGCTTGGTTCCAATAGTTGGAACACTGTTGTTTACATATGAATATGAGAATCCAGACATAGTGAACGTAAATTCAATTGTGCCTGGATTAGCTCCATGGGATTCTACAAAAGTTTTAAAGCTAATTACAATAGTGACATCAATGCAAGAAACATTGAATACTATGGAAACTGCGCTTGGCAACAGAGTATCCAAGCAAGAATTCAATAGCTGGTCTGCAGAAATAGAATTATCATTAACTGAGTTAAGAACACTTAATGTGTAGATAACTCTAAAAGCAAATCAAAGCCATGTTGATGAACAAAATTCTCAACTGGCATATCTACAGAAGAATGGAACACTATTAGATGTTCCATTTTCTTTTTCTGACTTTGATGAGATTCAACAAGGTCAAGCCATCCAGTTACAAAAACCTGAATGAATGCTTTTTGCGTAAAAGTAACAATGTTAGATTTATTAATATCAAACTTTGGAAACGATGCTCTTTTCATCTTGGTGACTGTATGTGTCAAAAGATCATGATAGTTGGCAACAAACAAGTTCTTAAAAAACGGGTCATGCTCACATCCACATTTCATAAAGACATGAGAAAACATAATGTCGCATAACCTCATATAATGCATCTTCATAAAGTAATGAACATCATTGTAAAGAACATATATGTACTCACTCAAATTATCCCAATCCTTATTCTGATACAAATACTTTAGGTATGGAGTATAAAAATAATTAATTTTAACAAACGTTCTACCTTGAGTAAGAATTTTTGAAACATTTAACCTAGACTGGTTAAGTCTTATAACTGGATGTAACACATTAGAAGCAAGGTCAACAAAGGGCATAAGCATGCCCTTCATATGTCCGTCCTTCTTATTTTGTCGCCTCAGAATGAAGTCAGATAGTCTTGCATCTTTATTGTAATCTGGACATTTTTCATATACACGATGTCTCTGTTTTACCCTATGTGCTTTGATTAAGGCACTGGATAAAGATTTCTTATTGATAGGCAAGATATCTGACTTCAACTGAGGGCTTAATTAAGTCAACATATTGTATGTCTTTTGAATCAGTATATAAATCATACTTAGCAGCTACCTTCAGTGCAGTTACTGCATCTGCACCAGCCTCTAAGGCACCCAAGGCATACTTAGCACCGCTGCCAATACTCATACAGGTTGTAGCGCATGCACCAGCATATTGCAAACCATGATACATTTCAGATGACTTATCAACGGTGTAATAAACATATGATGTAAAATTGGCTTCACCAAAAATAGCTCTAAACTTTTGAACAACAGTTGAGTCACGTAGATTATTAAAATTCTCTACAAAGTAAGCTGATTGTGCTTTGTCTCCAATGCACACAACGATTACATGCTCAACTGGCTCAGAATTGGTATCCAAAACATATATATTATCAGAAGGCACATTATGCCTAGTGCCATTAATAATATTAATCATATCTACTGCAATCGTATTGCCATCACAAACTATAGTACTCATCGTCCTGGAATATCCTCATATTTTATTTCTATATAATAAGTATATTCATAGTCATTAGAAATCTCTGTACTTAGTATAAATATAACACCACATGAAGATGAATAACCAGTGATAGTGGGACAATCCATAACTGGATCATAACCAACCTCTAGAGTCCATTCAAGTCTGTCTCCACACACAGGACAGCAAGTCATAAGTGCAGATTCAATAGTCTTATATGTTTCTAATTCGTTAACATCTTGATACGGTGTATTCATCTTTTTATTTCCATCCCATTAATAGAGACTGGAGTTAAGAAACCCCAATCTTCATCATATTCAAATACAACTTCCACTTCACTAAAAGCTTGTTTAATAGCATTGCACTGTTCATCTATAATAGCCTTCATAGCGCAAGATTCTATCATAGGTAAATCATTTGATTGGGCAACATACTTAACGGTGATTTTATTAGTCATATTTAATCCCATGACCAAACAATATATTTCTTAACCTAATAATTTCATCCTCGGCATTCAAAAGAGAATCGGTCAATATAGAATTAGTCAATCTTTCGGCTTTAACTTCTTCTGAATCAATTAGCAGCATTCTACGACTAACTTTTTGAATAGAGTCAACATACAACTCATTCATGTAGATAGCTCCACCTAATAAACTGGCAAGACCTCGGGCCTGCTTTAGCAGGCCATCGTATGTTGGATGAGGATCAAATTTATAACTTGTCTGCTCTGTCATCTAATTTATGCTCTACGCCATGTTGACTTTTAATAGTTTCAAAATGAAGCAAGAATGATAAACAACAAATAGCGTGAGCCAAATGACTAATACCACTTTCTTCATCAACATCATTGTCATAAGGATTATTCCAAGAGTTTAAATGACGCAATGCAGCATCATACAATCTTGAATAAACAATTCCTTTAGACCAATTATGCTTAGCATACTTCTGAGCACCATAGGTTAATACTTTACCAACTTCTTCCAAAACCAATGGAGGGAATAAGCCCAACATTGTTTTACCACCGTCATACTTAAGACCGCCAATTGTAGGAGAATCTTGAATTCCAAGGTCCACATGAGCTGGCACTTCATTGAGATACAATTCAGCTGTCATCGCTCTATTAATTTCTGAACCAATATCTGGCTCATTATTACAAAAATCCATATTAAAACTCTAAGATCTCATCATCTGCCAAATCATCAACAACAGAATTCAAGGCGTAGTTATTACCAGACTCTTCTTGTTGGGCATTTTGTATTTTGTCAATGTCAATCCAATTATCCATATATTTTAAAGGACTAGGAAGTACAGGTACATCAAATCCAAGATCTCTATAGATGAATTGAGCATTATAATCAGACCAACTATTCATAAGTGCTTCATTAACACCAACTATGACACGGCCTTCGCTAAACTGATAAGCATTCCAAGCATAATCTACTCGCTTAATAACATTTAGCATCTCCAACACTTCTTCACGACATTCTGCCATAAAAGCCTGTCCACGCACAGAACGCAACAAAACTAAAATGGCATATCGCACAGTCTCAGAATGACAAAGTAATTCATCAAGCATAATCTTTTGAATGTATTTGCCAATAGCAATGAAATAACCTTGCTCCACAATACCAAAGGTTGTAGCGAAAGACGACATAAACTGAAAACGTTCCATCATATATAAGGCTATTAAAGCCAGCATTACGATATTAAACGTACTTTGGTCATTCTTACGAATACCAAGAGTATATTCAGCTCCAGCCTTTTGCAAAGCTTCGAAATAGTAAATAATAGGAGATAGACGTTCAGTAACATGTTCATTCTTCAATACAAGTTCAAAAACTTCATTTGGGTCTGGAACGCACTGACGAACAATCTCTGAGTAAGTTAAGGCATGCAAAACTTCTATTTCACAATTCTTTAGCATCGCTGACCAGAATTCTGAGTTGGTAATAAACGGAGCAAATAAAGGAGCGACTGTACGCGCTGCAACTGTATCTGTTTCCCACTGATAGGCGATATTGATTAACATCATATCTCTAACAGACTTAGGACAGGTTAGTAAGTCTTGTCTAGATTGCTCTAAACTAATCTCATCTTCAGCCCAATCCATAGATTTTTGTAACTTATAAAGTCTGAATAATTCTGGATGTCTAAGATGTACACTATCGTACAGACCTGGAGCTTGACCAAGTATTAATGAACCCTCTCCAGTTTCCCACTCATCGTTAGCAATATTAAATAAACTCATACAGAGCAACTCCCACTAGCACACCCTCTTTCTTCTTCAACTTTAGTACCAGTAGCACTATTTAAATAGTAACGCGTCTTCATGCCCATTTTAGTGGCATACAGCCATTCCTTTAAAAGTTTCTTAATACCAACTTTACGATTAGCATTGTCAGAATAACTAACATACAAGTCAGCAGATATACCTTGACCACACCATTTTTGATAAATAGCATAATGATCAATTAAGTCAAAAGTTGGAACAATCCAAGCAGATTGATAAGTGTGTTGTAAATCTTCCCAGTCGGGAGCAATAAAAACACTCTTCTCTGTGCCATTAACTTTAATAACAACAGACTCACGAATAGGATACAAACCGTTCGTAGTATTAGATGCTATTGAACTTGACTCACATGGCATATACGCTTCCAAAACAGAATTACGAATACCACCATTAGCTTTGATACGAAGACGTAAGTCTTCCCAATCAAACATATTCTTCTGAGAAGTAATATTATCTACATTGCGATTATATGTATCAACAGGTAGCCAGCCATCGGGATACTTAGTCTTATGCATCCAAGGAGCAAGACCTTTTTCTTTTGCCAATCTTAAAGAGGCTTCATGTAACCAATAAGAATGCATTTCAGCTAAACGATGACTATAATCCTTAGCAGCTTGACAATCATAAGGTAGACCACGATTTGCTAAATCATAAGCTAAATTAGTTATACCAATACCAACAGAACGTCTTGCTTGAGCACTTGTCTTTAAGCTAGGGAAAGGATATTCCATAATCTCAATAACATTGTCAACCATCAATAAACCGTAATAAGCAGCATCTTGATAAGTATCTGGAGTTACTCTACCAGCAACAATAGCCAAAAGATTACATAAACCAATTTCACCTTGAGACTCTTTGGAATATAAATCCATCATATCTGTAAAGGACTTAGTTGGTAAACCAATTTCTTGACATAGGTTAGAAGACCATATGATGTCCCAGAATGGAGTATGACGATTCATCTCATGAGTATTGTGAACATACAAACGACCAGTTTCAACAGCTTCAGTTAAGAAACGTTTAGCTAGTTTACGAGCTGAAAAGAATTTTTTAGGAACAGACTTATCAGCTTCATACTTCGCATATAGAAGTTCAAACTCAGCTTGATCAGCAGCATACATTGCATGCCATAAATCAGGAGCATGATAATAGCTAACACTCATCCAATTTTGATTGCGAGCAACTTTACTAGCAAAGAACGGATTGTAACCAACACTATAATCTATATCACGAATTTTCTTTTCAGCAACGGTAGTCGGATTACGCAAATGCAATAAGTCTTCAATTTCTGGATCAAGAACAGTATAGTGAACAGTGGCAGAACCACCTCGTCCACCCTGCATATTGGCCAATACAGACTTCTCAATTACACGGTAATAGGGTAACTTACCTTGATGCTTAATGGTGCCTTTACGGACAGGATCAAGCACGCTACGAGTCATTAAGTGCGAACCAATGCCAGCAGAAGCAGCAGTCATCATATATGCAATATGGTCACCAACAGCAAGAGACAATAAATTATCTCCAGAGGTATATACACAGCATGAAGCAAGACCTAGATGCATAGTTCCTATGTGCAGCATAACTGGACTAGGTGGGTTTAATATTTTATTACTCAACAAATAGTAAACTTTTTTAACATCTTTTATACGTCTTTCTGCTGGCTGTATATTCATCGTGCCCAAAGCAACACGCATATATGTAAATTGTGGAGACTCGTAAATCTTGCCACTAATTTTATTAGATATAGAGTACTTTGTAGCTATTTGTTTGATTTCGGAATGCACACAACTCAAATCCAAACTATGATCCAACACAGAGTCAAGCTCATCAAGCTCTGCATCAGAATAATTCATATTGGCCCATAGTCCTTTGACAGACATGCCATAATATATTTCCTTCAAAGAAGGAATTTTGTCATGGTCACCAAAAGCATTTTTATAAACATCACCAGCATACAAACGACCAGCCATTTTTAAATGGGCAGTATCCTCTCTGTCAATGCATGCAGAAATCATAGCAGATTGTAATTCGCTAGTAGTACAACCATCATAACATTTCTTATAAGCCTCTAAGGCGATAGAAGACCATTCAACATTTAAATCAGCAGCCCACTCTGCCCAGCGATTCAACTTATCAGCATTAAAAGGCTCATAAGTGCCATCGCGTTTTTTTACTTTTTTTATCACTTAAAAATATCCATTGGATATTATTTATGTACATAATACATAGTGTAATTGATTCCCATTGGGCAGCAACTAAATCAAAGGCTCAAACACACCATTGACAACCATTCCTTCACGGACTTCAATGCCAACTGGAAAGATTGGAATTCCATCGTCAGAATAATTTTGAAATTTAACTTTCAAATATTTTCTTTTATAACTTTGGAGATTAATCCATTGTTCTTCACGAACAGAATTTGGTCCGATACATCTAACGCTAAACAGTTTGTCATCATGAGTCTTACAAACAAAAACACATTGCCCTGCAGATAGGCCTACGCCTTCCGCACCATCGACAATCTCGAATTCAGCATCTTGGAAATCTTTATATTTTTGTAAATCAACACTACGATGTTTAAACTTATAGACACCATCAGTATTACGAATCATCGTGCCTTCAAAACCTTGAGCAGTAAACTCAGCATGTCTTTCGGCAAGTTCTTGCTCATTATGTACTAAGTAAGTAGGTACAAGAACAATAGAATCAGAATCAGCATAAGCCACCATTTGGGAAATAATTTTATAACGTTCGTCAAAGAATAATCCTTCCATTGCTAGGTCATAAACCCAGTACTGAATCTTAGACAAATTAATATCTAGGTCAGTTTCATTTTTGATTGCAGTCATGATCTCTTGAAAAGAGAGCTCGTGATTATACAGTTCGCCATCCAAGATATCAAGAAGATTGAGTGCATCAATTAAGGCATCCTTAATCGCCTGAATAGCCTTATATTCTTTGCCGCCCCTACTGGTCGCACGCATAGTCTGAGTTAATTTCTTAATAAGACATCTTGCGCCGTTTAATTTAGGCTGCACATAACAAGGATAAACAACATTATGTCCGCGCTTAGTAAACTCATGAGCCAACATTGGCAATTCAATTTCAACCTGCTGTGCTAGCAGGTTGTGATCAGACACATATTGCTCGTCTATCTTTTTGTTAAACGTAGACTGAGCTTCAAGTGCAGCTTGCTCATATGGAGTTGTAGCATTCTTTTTTCCAATATTTTTACCAACACGAATAACCTTATCATTAGATGTAATTGTTTGGCCAACGTATCCATGACGAGTTGTTATTAATCCGTACCCATCTTCAGTGGAAGATACAGAAATTGTCCACTCTTTTAGCTTTCCTGTGGAAGATAGGCCAAATAATGTTGGCCAAATTGTATTTTGCTGAGTCATCTAAATCCTCTTTTAATTTTCTGCCATTGATCGCTACGATACTTTTTGGCAACCTTCTGAATTTCTGAATTCTTATTTTGTTTATCTAAGCCTTCATATGGTGCAGAAGGATAGTCAATGCTGTCTATTTTATTTTTCAACGCTTCAATATCCATACCAATACAGTCTCCATCAAGTCTAATCAACTTGATCCCATGTTCTGCAATCCATTGTTCTTTTTTTAGATCCCTTTTAGCAGCAAAGACGTATCCAGCTTCATCCTTATGAAAGAACTCGTTATATGAAAAATGTTGTCCGTCCATCGTATTCAACAGCAATTCCTAAATGCTCAATGAGAATATCTATTCTCAGATTTAAATTAGGAATAACATATTCCCAAATAACGTTAGAGAATCCATATATCTGACAACACAACTCATACAAATGATGCTGGTGTTTAGAACCACGATTATCAACCATTATAGTTTCATAACACCTTGATCCTTAAAAAACTTGTCATAAGTTTCATATTCCTCATCTGTAATAACTGCAAAATTAGAACTACTAAACATCTTAATTGCAAATTTATTTATCACTCTTTCAATAAAGTAAGAGTTAAGAACTCTGTCAACATACATTACAATAATGTTGCCATCATCGTGAAGTATTCCAACAATACGTTGATTATCATATGAGTCTTCTAGTGGTAAACCCTCTTTTGCAGAGGCTAAGTATTTTAATTTCATTAGTAATTGGAATTCCTACAGTTATTTTTATAAGGACACATGGCACAAAAATGCACATTTGCACTCTTTGGTAAGTTAGTTTGATTATATTTGGCAACATGCTGCAACACATAGTCTGTAACAACTACAGATGAGAACTTGTGATAATCAATACTATCCTTAGCGATTTGAACCACATGGATATTCGTTGTTTTTAAATTCAACTCAATAAGATAGTCTAGTGCCAATATTAATTTGGTAAAACGCAAAGGCTCATCATTGTAAGGCCTAACGGCTGGAACAATTACAAGCAAAGATAACTCATTCTTTTCATTAACAAAAATCAAATCCAAAAGAAAAGAATAACTTTCTCTTTTGTTTATACCAGTAGCTTTATATACAACTGTATTTGCCATGATATGCTTTGCATTAAGCAGTACTTCAGCAATAGAATCATATAACCTAGACATTCTAACTGTATTGTTTGTAATCTTTTTAAGATTGGTGGCAGATGTTTCAAATAAACTAAAAAATATCTTTTCAACATGTTCAGTAAGTTTTGAAAATGTAATGTTTGGAGTAGCAAATAAAAGATTAAAAGCAGACTTAGTAAGCATTGCTAATATCATTTCTGGATTATCTTTATAATCTGCAACATCCAAGTAATCATAAGTTGCAATCGAGTTGCCAAACCTTAGCGCTCTATTGTCATACATGGATATGTTGGGACAGAGCGCATCAAGTGGCAAATCATTTAGAGTTTTAACAGGCTTTGGCAGCTTAATCTGCTTCGTATTCATCCGAATTCATACCTTGAAATGCAAGCTGCTTATTGGCTTCAAGAAGATTTTTATGCTCAGCTTCTGAAACTTCTACATAGAAAGCCTTATCAGGCCAAAATTTATAAACAATTGTTCCTTTAAAGGAACAGATTTTATTTTTACCAGCATTCATTGATACACATGGTAGCTTAGTACCGTCTGCAGCCCAATGGTACTCAAAAGTTTTATCTCTATTACGGTGAAGCTCACTAGATAAATGACCAATAAAGTTTGAATCATATACAAGCTGTACTGTCTCACCGAGGTCATCATTTACTGGGAGTCTATCATTGGGAATTTTTCTATATTCACAGTTCATTACAAGAGTACAGTTATTAGTCACAGCGATATTTTTAAATTCGCCAGACATATGCTTATACTTTGTTCTGCTATCTTGAAAGCCATCACATCCATAAAGATGGAAATTATCACCAAAGATAAATAAATCCCTGTCTGGATACTTAGATGAGTAATGTTTTGCAACAGTACGAACATAATCTAATGTTCTGCCATCTTCAGCATCAAGAATAACTAATCTATCTTGCTCAGCGTAATTAAATAATTTTCTGTAGCTAATTTCTCTTTGTTCCATAAGGGCTTCATATTCAAATGAATCCCTATATAAGTATGGAGTAGCAACTTTATTAATATTGATAGCTTCAAACAAATCAGGATCAGTATTATATAACCTGCACGACATATCGTAACAGGCAATACGAGGTATCAACTCTTTGGCAGTGTCATCAATACTACTAAATACAACCATAGCATTAGGATTATGCTGAACTATATTCCAACACAAATTAACTAAAGTAGAAGTTTTGCCTACGTTCCCCACGCCGTCCGATTAGGATTAGCTTCTGCTTAAGGTCGCCACCCCAAGCAGTCTTAAGACTTCTAAAGTATGGGCCAAAGTCATGAATAACATGACCATTTTCAGACTCCTGATATTGCTTAATAGACAAAAGCTTATTAACCTGAGTAGACACCTCAAAAGCAGAGCTTTCATACTGCTTAGCAACACCACCAAGCTTATCAATGGCAGAAGACAGTATAGATTCAGCACCAGTTGGATTATCGGTTAAAGACTGAACAAGCTCCGAAATGATGCTATCTTTTGCTCTTCTTATTTTTTGTTCAGTAGCATTTAAGATTTTATCAATATCGTCACGAATTGCCTTTTCACTGTAAGCAGTAAAATCAGCAAGTTCCTTAATCATGCCATCTCTTTTAACAGATGATGGCTCTGCGGCAACAATTGGAATCATTGCTAAACATATAGATTCAGGGTCATATTCATCACCATCTTCTATATATTGATTAAGTCTCCACGTAAAAGGGTCTACCTTAGGCAAAGCTAAAAATGAATCAATACCGTTATCTCTAATGTATTCATCTGGGTCAATCTTCAGCTTAACAATAGAGTCGTCTGCCTTAACTTCCTTGTGCGGTAAAAAGACAAAACGAATACGAAGGTCATGTACAGTTTTTAAAACATTATCCAAAACATCTTTGGCCTTAGCCATACCTGGGTCGTCGTTGTCCAAACAAATAACAACGTCATAGATTCCATGACGCTTACACATGTTGAGCTGAGAATCAGAAATACCCAACATGGACAGTGCACATACATTCGCAAAGCCAGCAATGTGAGCTGTAACAGCATCAGCATAGCCGCTCTACAATATACATTGCATTACTTGTCTTTTTGGAGGCAAGATGAAATAAATACATAGAGTCTTTTTTAGAATAAATTGCACTCTTCTTTACATTGATAAACTTTGGACCATGAATAAATAAACCATTATCATCTTTTACGCCATCGTAAACTAAGTTTCTGCCAGCAAAGCCATTAGGTTTG